CACATCAATAAGATCATCGATGATCCATTATGATGAGATTTTCAAAACTATCATTGTAGAAAAATGGTATCTTGTAACTAAATATTGGAAAAATATTTCAAAACCATTTGATTTCAAATTTAAAGAAAGAAATTTCTTACAATTTAGAAATCAATCATATCAACAAAGAGTTGAGATGGTAATGGATATTAATAACCAATTTAGAAAAGATCCATCATCCTATCATGTGAGAAGACTTTCAGTTGTTAAAGATCCAGAAGCAAAATCACGAATCATCGCGATATTTGATTACTGGTCTCAAACATGGTTAAAACAGATACATAGTATCCATTTTAACTTTCTAAAAGTAATCTCCACAGATAGAACTTTCACACAATGTCCTACAATTACCAATAAACCATTAGGACACAAATATTATTCCTTCGATCTAAGTGCTGCCACTGATAGATTCCCAATAACATTTCAAGAAATGTTTATTAAGGAATGTTTCGGTGAGCAAACAAGCTTAGCTTGGAGAATGATATTAACAAGTTTTCCATTTTATGTTCCATGGGAGGACAAAACAATTACATATAATTGTGGTCAACCTATGGGTGCATATTCGTCTTGGTCCACTTTTACGCTATCCCATCACGTAATATTACATTATATACATCACAAATTGAATCTTAAAGAATATTTCTATATGATTCTAGGTGATGATATTGTAATATATCATGATGATGTAGCAAAAATGTATCAAGATATAATGAAGCAACTTGATGTCGGGATTTCGATACCAAAATCATGCATATCTTCAAATATGTATGAATTTGCTAAAAGAATCTTTATTAATGGAATAGAAGTAAGTGGGATCCAAATAGGGGGTTTATATAATAATATTAATAAATATCACCTCTTATACCAATCGGTATTTGAGATTATTTATAATAGAAATTATATTCCTCATGGAATGATAACAATCCCGGAAGTTTTTAGAAAACTATGGGAAGTATTAAATAAAGATAGAAAAGTAGTCCGAAACTTAGTGTCTCGAATTACCTTATTACATAGTTTTAACAAATACCTTTTGGGAGATAAAACTCTTCTGGAAGAGCATTTGGTAAAATTATATAGTAATTACGAAGGCCAACTTCATTTTAATGATGTTGTTGATCTAAATAATTATGTTTATCTTTCAATAATATCTTCTATAGAATCTAAACAAGCAGAGTTTATCAACTTCGCTGATGATTTGATTAAATCACCTGAAGTTGTTAATCCAGCTACTTGG